AACCTTTAAACGCTTCCATGCAGCTCAGAAACGCCAGTTCCGCATCATCTCTGAACTTAACTGGGAAAACCTCCCAGAAGACGACAGTATGATTACTTTGAATCTTCCTGGAGAAGAATTAGAGATCTCTAGGGAGGACTATAATAACCGCGTAAGTATTGTTCCGGTATCTGACCCGAATATTCCTACCTCTGCCCATAGATTGACTATGGCCTCCCAGAAGCTGCAGACAGCTCAAACGAATCCCGGCATTCATGATATGCGTGAAGCATATAAGCAATATTACATTGCTTTAGGGGACGAGAATTACGAGAAACTATTGCCGCTTCCTGACGAAGCAACTAAACGCGAACCAATGGAAGATATACAGGCTGTAGTAGCAGGTAAACCTATTAAGGCTTTCCCAGACCAAGACCACAATGCCCACATAGCTGTGAAGACTGCGTTTATGAATGACCCAAGCGTAGCGGGTTCTCAAGCGTTTGCACAACTGATCCCCGTCTTACAAGCCAATATCCGGGAGCACGTAACCCTTAACTTCCAGGCTCAGATGGATGGTGCTGCTCAAGGTCTTGGACTCAATGCCCAAGATGCTGCTAAGGCCATTGCGGAGTTCAATCAGTTTAAAGCTCAGAACCCACTTGGTACTATGGATCCTAAACAGCTTATTGCACAGGCGGAGATGTTTAAACAAGAGAATGAAGCTAAACGCTTGCAACTGGTAGAACGTAAAGACGAGATGGCAACTGCTGTCGATGTAGCTGACCTTCAGAAAGAAATCAGAGGTCAGAATCTTGATATGATTCAGTTCGGTTTACAGCTAGCTAGCGATGAAGAAATGGCTAAATTCTCTGAGGCTATTAATGTAGTTAATACTACACTAGCTAAACCAGACTTAACATCCGAGTAAGCAACTGGTATAATACTTACTATGGAACTTGATACAAATTTCTTCTCCCGATGTGAATCTGCTTTAAAACTAAGACNGCAAAAGATAAGATGCTTAGTCTAGCTGCTGGAGGCTTTGAAAGCTTTTCAGAGGCTAAATATGAGTGCGGAGTTATTAGAGGGCTCAACGACGCCCTATTCATCATTGAAGAAGTACTCACAACTATGTCGAAGGAACAAAGATGAGTTTAGACCTTGGGGAATATGGCATCACTGATGGCTCCCGAATCAATGAAGAAGTAACAGATAAGGACATTCCGGACCCTAAAGTCCTTCCTCGCGTTTGCGGGGATTGGATTCTTGTCCGCCCCCTATCTGCAAAACATGAAAAGATTGGCAGCATTCTGCTTGCTACATCTACACAACAAGATATTAAATACCTTAACAACGTAGGACGCATTTTAGCCTTTGGCCCCCGGGCGTATAAGACTAGAGATGATGAAGTGATCCAGTGGGTTGAGGGTGGTTTAAACATTGGCGATATTGTCCAATGGGAAAGATTTGTTGGAAAACGTATTCGCTATCGTGGCGTTAATATGGTTCTCCTCAAAGACGTAGCGATTCAAATGGTTCTGGAAAATTCAGAAGATTTGGATTCCTCCGTAAGTATCGAAGCCTAAACTAAGAGCACGTAAGCAATTAAGCCTACGCAATATAAAGGAACTTAAATATGGACGAAATTGAAGATAAAAATGGCTGGGTAACTATTGACCTAGACACATTGGATGACTATAAAGAACCAAAGTTTGAAGATGAAGATGATTTGGAAGATGAGCCAAAGGCTAAATCCAAAGTAGAGGAAGATGATGAAGACTTTGAAGACGATTTGGCAGAAGACGAGCCAAAAGTTGAAGTAAGTTCGTAAAGGGCGAGCTCAAGAGCGTATTCAACAACTCGTAACAAAAGAGAAGGCTGCTAAAGCTGAACTCGAAGCTGCACTGGAAAAAATCCGTGAGCTTGAAGATGGTATTACTGCAAAAACCCGCACTAATGCTGAGACCCAGAAAACTCTTATCGATAACCAGATTTCCGTAGTTAAAGATTCTTTGCGTAGAGCTAAGGAAGACGGGGATGTGGATAAAGAACTGGATCTGCAGGAAAAGCTCTCCAATCTGCAAGTAGATAAGCGAATTGTAGAAGCTCAAGTATCTAAGATCCCAGCAAAATCTGAATCTAAAACCAATACTCGCACTACGGAACCTACTCTTCCAGAAGAAATGCGGTATTGGCTAGAAGACAATTCGTGGGCTTTGAAACCAACTACGGACGAAGATAAACGGAAGATTAGGGCTATTCGTAAAATCTCAAGCGACCTTTCTAATGAAGGTTATTTGGATAGCGAAGCAGATTTTTATTCTGAATTGGATGACCGTCTTAAAAAAGTATTTGCCTCGAAGGGGGTAGATGGTGTAGAATATAAGAGTAAAGATACGGAATCGTCTTCGAGAGACGTTAAACAGCGTAAATCTCCAGTATCGACTTCATCGAGAGTTCCTGTCTCTCGTCGTAACCGCGTTTCGCTGTCTCCCTCTGAAACTCAAATTGCAGACAAGCTGAACATGGATCCGAAGCGTTATGCTGCTCGTAAGCAAGCTAAGGAAGAAAGTAACGGCGACTGGACTGTTATTGGTTAATTAACATATAAAGGAATTTGAAAATGAAAAAAGATAAATTTGATAAGTTTGAAGATAACAGTGATAAATTTGAAATGATGGATATGCGTAGATCAGAAGAGTTCTATCTCCCGCCATCTCAATTGGAATTTAGCCCTGAAATTAAAGAACGTTTTGCGGAGCAAGGTCTGTTGCTTAAGTGGATTCGATTTAGAGATCCAAATGGGGCCCTAGATACTAAAAGCGTTCGTAAACGTCAACACCCTTCTGAAGGATATACGTTTGTAACTACGGACGAGATTTCAAAAGAAGAGTTGGTCGCCTTGGGTGACGAAGAACAATACGGTGGTACTGGTGTAATTACGAACGGGGATTTGGTTCTCATGAAAGTTCGAGTAGAAAAATCAGAAGCCCGTAAAGCGTATTATGAAGGTCGTACTAAGTCCCAGACGGATGCGATCAGTGAGCGCTTAAGACAGAATGCTATTAGTGGGGGGTAATAAAACTGTTACCCGGACTGGTAAAAACGCTCACTTTAGTGGGTAATTAATTTAACTTAGGAGACTAAAGACTATGGCACATAATACAGTAAAAGCTGGACTTACCCCATACCGCATGAAGAACGGCGACGTTTTCAACGGTGGTCGTGAACAATTCTACATCGCAGATGCCTATGCTACTCCACTCGGTGAAGGCGACGTTGTTGTTGTTACCGATGGCGTAGTTACCGCTGCTGCAAATACTACCGCGGGTGTATCTGGCGTATTCGTAGGCTGCTACTACATTGATCCCGTAACTAAACAACCAGTTCAATCAGGTTACTACCCCGGTGGTATTACAAACGGCGGTCAAATCGAGGGTCAAGCCCGTATGATTGCGTATGTAGTTACCGGCGAAGATGTAACATTCTTGGCTAAAGGTACATCCACATTGGCTGCTTCTACCGCAGGTGAACTGCACGCAGTTACTCGTGGTACACCATCAGCTATTATGAAACGTTCGGGTTCTACGATTGCTCAGGCAGTTTCAACGCTTCCAGGGACAGATGTTCAAGTACAGATTCGTAGTTTCCCGTATATCGCGGGTACTAAGCCAGGTGATGATCCTACAATCGTAGAAGTCACATTGGTTAATCCGAAACTGGTTTAAGATTAGAAGTTAACAAGGAGTTACATTAAATGACTATTTCACGCGCACAGATTACCAAGCAGCTTATTCCCGGGCTGCATGAAATCATCGGCCTTAACTATAAAGCTATCGACAACGAACATAAAGCGATCTTCGATGAGTATAAATCGGAACGAAGCTTTGAAGAAGAAGTTGTTATGTCTGGTCTGGGTGAAGCCCCGATCAAATCGGAAGGTACAGGCGTAGCATTTGACGATGCTCAAGAAGCCTGGGCCCAACGTTACGTCCATAATACGATTGCCTTGGCTTTCGCTGTTACGGAAGAAGCAATGGAAGATAACCTGTATGATACCTTTGCGCGTATTCGTGCTGAGGCTTTGGGTCGTTCCATGGCGTCTACAAAACAACAGTTGGCTGCCGATATCTTCAACAACGGCTTCAANGGTACTGTAGCCCCTATGGGTGACGGTCAAGCCCTGTTCTCTGCTACTCACCCTCTGGTTGGTGGTGGTGTCTTGAACAACCTGTCTACTACCGACTTGTCTGAGACTGCCTTGGAAAATGCTGTTATCGCCATCGGCGCATTTACAGACGACCGTGGTATCTTGATTAATGCTATGCCTAAATCTCTGCATATTCCTAAAGAGTTGCAGTTCACGGCATTCAAAATCCTGAAGTCTGACCTGTCTACAACCACAGCTACCAACTCCACAACTGGCGTTACAAATGTCAACGACATTAATGCCCTGCGTGCTGGTGGTTACTTCCCTGGTGGTGTTCACTTGAATCACCGCTTTACCGATCCAGATGCTTGGATGATTAAAACAGACGTACCTAACGGTTTCAAAATGTTTAATCGTATGCCNCTGAGCGTTAAAGACGACGGCGACTTTACAACTGGCAACTTGCGTATTAAAGCTCGTGAACGTTATTCCTTCAACGTTACCGACTATCGCGCTGGTTATGGTTCTGCTGGTAACGGCTAATCTTAACTAAGTGTTCTTTAATAAGGGGTGGATCTTAAAACAATCCGCCCCTTACTTTTATCTATTTTTTGTGGTATAATTAGCTATGGCTACTAGCGGAATACATAATTTTACTTTAGACGTTGAAGAATTAATTAACCAGGCTTTACAGAAAGTCGGAGGCGAAGTTACAAGTGGTATTGATCTAAGAAATGCCCGAACTTCCCTGAATCTTCTTCTGATCGATTTAGCTAATAAGGGAACNCCCCTTTCAGAGCTTAAGAATGCTTCTTTTACACTCCAAGAGGGTGTATCTACATATAATTTACCCGCTACGGTTACGGATGTTCTATCTTTAGTTCTTGTAAGAGATAATACGGATACTCCGATTACCCGCATTTCTATCCAAAAATTTCATAAGATCTCAAATAAGACGCAGAAAGGTATGCCGACTCAGTGCATTATTGATCGTCAGAGATTAAACCCAGTAATCACTCTATATCTTACCCCAGAGAATAGTACTGATGTAGTTAACTACTGGTATTCTACTAGAATTGAAGATGCGGGGAGTTACACAAACAACGTAGATCTTTCTATTCGGTATTTTCCTGCTTTGGTGTTTGGTTTAGCTTATTTCCTATCCTTTAATAAGGAAGGATTTGATCTTCAAAAAAGATCAGAACTTCTGAATAATTATGTAAGCCTATTAGAAAATGCCTCTACAGAAGATAGAGAGAGAGTGTCTTTTAAACTTACTCCCTTTAATTATAGGAGTAGATAAATATGGTTTTCGCAATTGGTAAGCACGCCCTATCCCTGTGTCAGAGATGCGGCTTTCAGTTTAAATACCTCAGCATGAAGACTGAGCGCGGCACGCTACTTCGCGTATGCCAAGAGTGTGACGATGGGGNNTANAANAGNGTNGATCATCCGCAGAANCATCCGCCTAAGAAACTTACGGATGCTATTGGCCTGAAACACCCAGTGACCAAGCCTTCGCTTATCGTAGGTGAATTCGAATACGCAGAAGCTAACAAAGAGGATATCGTTGATTACGTATCTATCTTCCTATTAACCCCTGAAGATTAAACTTAACTGGAGAATATAAAAAATGGCTATAACAATTAACAACTACAATCAGTTCTTGGAGCAACTCGGCGACGGAACTCTGGATATGGACACTCATACCTTCAAAGCGGCTCTGATGACTTCCGGGTTTGTCTTTACTGCAGCTAACACGGTCTGGGCAGACGTATCTGCTAACGAACTTGCTAACGGTTTCGGATACACTACTGGTGGGCTGGCCCTTACAAACGTAACGTGGTCGCAAACTGCAGGTAAAGTAACGTTCGACTTCGATGATCCTACATGGACCGCTACAGGCGGATCGCTTACCGCAGTCACAGATTTAGTGATCTATGACGACACAGCTACTGGGGATCCCCTGATGTTCGCTTGCGACTTAGGCGGCTCGTTCACTGCTGTTGACGGTGCTCGTCTGGTTCTGCAACTTCCGG